GATCTCCACAAGTAACAGTAAATCACATAGAACAACCACAGATAAGGTTTAAATGGGATTGGGAGCAGGATGATGAGCCAGATTATTGAGGCTACTCCACCTGATCTACATTCTGGACAAATAGAACTAATAAAAGCTCTTGATGAAAATAGATTTGTCATTGCTGTATGTGGTAGAAGATGGGGTAAATCTACAGCAAGTTTAACAGCTGCTATAGATCAGGCATTAAAAGGTTTAAAAGTATGGGTTATCTTTCCTGTATATCCACAAGCATTAGAAGCATGGCTAAATATCAAATCACTTGTTAGGCAGTTGCCAGAGGGTTATGCAGAAACAAGAGAAGTAGAGAAAAGAATTGTATTACAGAATGGTGGATCTATACAGATTAAGTCAGCTAACAAGCCAGAATCATTAAGAGGTGCAGGTGGTATATCTCTTATTATCTTTGATGAAGCAGCTTATATGGATAAAGAAACTTGGGAAACAGTAAGACCAATTCTATCTGATAGCTTAGGTAAGGCTTTATTTATATCTACACCTAATGGCATGAATTGGTTTTATGAGTTGTTTGATAATGCAAAAAGGAGAGATGATTGGCAGGTATTTCATTATCCTACAGAGCAATCTCCTAGAATAGATAAAAATGAGTTAGCACAAGCCAGAGAGGAGCTAGGCTCTATGGTATATGCACAGGAGTTTTTAGCAGAATTTACAGAGGTAGGACATATGTTTAAAAGAGAATGGTTTAAGTATTATGACACTATTGCAGGAGATGATCCTGAGTATGTCTTAGGAGATGAAGTTGTAAAGCATAGTGAGCTATCTATCTTTGGCACTATGGATACAGCACTTAGTATTAAGGAGACTGCTGATTATTCAGTAATAATGACAGTTGGCTCAACTCCTAGTGGTAAGCTATTAGTAATGGATGTATTCAGAGCCAGACTAGAAGCTCCAGAATTACTTCCACAGATAGAAGCAAAGATAAGT